CTCAGTCGTTGTAGGCGCCACTGTTGTTGTCGTGGTCGCTTCAACGGTCGTAGTTGTCACAGCCGCAACCTCGTCGCTCTTATCGTCGTTGCCAACCGCAATTACTATCGTGACCATCACAACGAAAAAAATACCGATTCCTATCAGGACCTTCTTCGCTATATTTAAAACCTTGCTCATATCTATCTCTCCTCAATCATCTACAACAATTACGTTGTCCCAATCAATGTCAGCCACATGTTCAGCTCCGAACGTGTCTGTCACGAGCTTCTTCACAAAGGCTTTGTGGTCGTCACCGTAGGGATGGTCGAATTTGAATTTCTCCTCTTCTCCCATTTCCACATAATGACCACAACATCCAGTGTCGCATCCGTAGCTCCCGTGATAAACAATTACTCTCATTCTCTCTCCCCCTCTCTCAATCCGGTGTCATTTTCAAGCTGCCAACCCCATCTTCGGGCATGGACAGCGCCAAAAACTCTTCCAGGTCGGATGCCAACTGTTCGTTGAACCCTCGCACGCTCTCAATGTACGCGGCCAACGCAACCCGAGCGTGATAGTCCTTCGATGGGGCCAACACGAACACATCGGGGACTTCTTCCAGGGCCGAAGTCCAGGGGCTGTCATTGTGCTCGAACCGCGGGGGCGCTATGTCCCTGTTCGGGTCTGCCGGCAGCCGATAGACCACGTACTTCGGGTACATCCCGTGTGGCACCCCATCCATACTCGTCCCGCTGTCATTCATGTCTACCTCACTCATCTCTTCATCCCTCTCATCCATCGTCTTCATCCCTTTCCTGTTCTGGATTCTGGACCCCCGATTGTACCAGATGGATTAGAGATCCGCTACGCTGGGCCTCCATGAGGTCTCTATGAGCAAACGATCCGCCACCAAAACCAACCCATCCAAAACCAACCCGCCCCCCAACCCGTCCCCCGCAGATCTCCTACGCGACCCCAACGTCAAGCTCGGGGACATCAGCGACCTACCTACCTCCTGGAGGGGCGCCCTCGAACAATCAACCCACTGGCCGTACGTCAACCCGGACGAAGCATTGGAAATGTCGGAACAAGAACTCAAAGACAAGGCACCCTCAGACACAGACAAGGCTCTCTCCCCCGACGCCGACATCTCCATAACCCCTTACACCGCTTCCCAACCGTGGGGAAAAATGGATGCCGAATCCGAACGCCAATACGAACTGTTCGCCCATTTCCGTTCCCTCGGACACGGACGCACCCGAATCCAGGTCGCCCGCCACTTCGAGGTTTCTCCCGCGTACATCTCCCAGGTCGCCTCGGAGAAAGGGTGGGATGACCGGATCGACGCTTGGGACCGCTACAAAGAAACCGTCTACACCCAGGAGGTCATTGAGGGTGTCCGCGAAATGGCCCGGGTCCACGCCGAGATCGCCCGGGACGGCATCGAAGCACTCTCCAAGCCGTTCAAAGTCCTCCTCAAAAGGTTGGAGTCCGAAGAGGGCGTGTTGGAACTTGACGAGATGAACGTTTCGGCGCTCATCAAACTCGTGCAACGCTCCTCACAGATCCTCCCTAACCTGATGAACGCAGAACGCCTCTCCCGTGGTATGCCAACAGAAATCTCGGAGACAACCATCAACGAAAACAAGACAATCAGATTGGAATCCAGTGACGAACTCGCAGAACTCATCTACGGCCTCGCCACCGCCCTCCCCGGGCTTGGAGATGATGGATCTGAAGAATATCTCGAAGTCGAATTTGAAGAGGAAGCTCTCGACGATGACCCCCGACGAGCTATCCCTTCTCAGGCAGCGCCTCACCCCCAGAACCAATAGGTTCATCCCGATCGGGCTTCGAATCCGTCCACAGATCACGTTTCTGCTTCTCAACGACGTTTTCGAGGTTCTCTACGGTGGGGCAGCAGGGGGCGGTAAGTCGGAGGGTTTGCTCGCCGCGGCAGCCCAATATGTGGACGTCCCCGGATATTCAGCTCTCATCCTCAGGCGCTCATTCCGCGACCTTTCCCTACCTGGCGCCCTCATGTCCCGCTCCCACGAATGGTGGGACAACACCGACGCCCACTGGGACGGCCAAAACTACAAATGGACGTTCCCGAGCGGTGCAACCATCCAATTCGGGTATTTGGAACACGAAAACGACGAGTTACGGTACCAATCCGCCGAATTTCAGTACGTCGGCTTTGATGAGCTGACCCAATTCCAAGAACACCAGTATGTGTACCTGTTTTCTCGCATGCGCCGACTCAAAACCATGATGGAAGTCCCGATACGGATGCGTGGAGCGACAAACCCGGGCGGTATCGGCCATACATGGGTCAAAAAGCGCTGGAACCTGCCGTCAGGGAACGCAGGCACCAAAGATCGCATATTTATTCCGGCATTCCTGTCAGATAACCCGTATTTGGATCAGGAATCGTACCGGAAAGGCTTGAACGAGCTTTCTGACCTCACCCGTGCACAACTTTTGGAGGGTGACTGGGGTGTCCAAGCCCTCGGAGGCAAATTCGATCCGGCATGGTTCTCAGTCATCCCCGGAGACGAATGGTTCGCGGACAGCGCACGCATCGGCCGGGTCCGGCATTGGGATTTGGCGGCCACAGAAAAAAACGAGGCCAACCCTGACCCCGATTGGACGGCGGGAGTGTTGCTATCCAAATTCAACCGTCTGCCGCCACCCGTCCATGAGCGCCTCACAAAGCTTCTGCGCGACGGCGCCGAATTCCAATACCCGATGCCCCCATATTTCGGGGTGGAAGGTGTAGTGAGGGGCCGTCTGGATGCTGGTGGCGTGGAAGAACTCGTGAAGTCGACCGCGTTCCAGGACGGCCCCCAAGTCCCGATCAGCTTTGAACAGGAACGAGGTGCGTCAGGGAAACTGATTATCGCGACCTACAAAGACAACCTCCCCGGGTTCAGTGTGCATAGGTTGTGGAACCAGGGGGACAAAGAGATGAGGGCGAGGCCGGTGGCTGCGAGAGCACGCGAAGGCAGATTCTTTGTTCGCGAAGGGAAATATGTGGAGCCGTTCCTCGATGAGCTAGGCCAGTTCGGGATCAAAAACGTGCATGACGATCAAGTTGACGGGCTGTCAGGGTCGTTCATCCAGATAGACAAGTTGGAGAAGCAGCGGGGAGATGAACAGGTGAAACAGCGGTACAGGAGGAAAGTGAAAAGATGAGTAGTGACGACGATATTCACCCCAACGTTGACCTCCAACCACGCCTTCACCGCTTTTGGGCTTCTATCCGTCCGGTCTCCCCCAACTTCCTACCTACCCATCCGCTACGCCCCCAACCCCCCACGTTTTTCAACCGGCTCATGTGCCGTGTCCTCACCCACCATTGGGTCCTTCTCGAATTCCGCTACCAAACTTCGACCGCCTTTTTCTTGTGTCTGCGTTGCTCCCGGTACGTCACCATCGGCTTCGAGACAACTACCTTGGAGGGCAGACAACCACCGCGAGTCACCCAACAGACGTTCGAGAGCGAGAAGCGATAACACATGGCCCTCCCAATCACAGCTCTAGGGATTCAGCTCTCCGAGGAACGAATCCGCCTGGGGATCATCCGGCAGGTCATCCGCGAAATGTCCGCAGCGTCGGGGGAGATGGAAAAGTACCGGCGCTACTACGAAGGCGACCAGTCCCTCCAATACGGCACAGAATCCTTCCAGGACGAGTTCGGGACCGCGTTCGAGGGTTTCCGTGACAACTGGTGTGAAATTGTGGTGGATGCGGTCGCTGACAAGCTCACAATCGAACGCATCATTTTCAACACCGAAAACGAAGAAGTGGAAGAAGTGTCGGAGGGCGGGGACGTCACCACCAATCCGCTCTCCGACCAGATCTGGGATGTGTTCCGCCGCAACAAAATCAAAGAGCAGCAGACCGAAGTCCATCAGGGGGCGCTGGTTGAATCCCGTTCTGCTGTCATTGTCTGGCCCGATGATGAGCTTGGCGCCCGAATCGACTGGCAGCCAGGCAACCTCGTCTATGTCCGTTACGCCGACGATGATTGGCGCCGGCCCGTGTTGGCGATCAAACGCTGGCAGGCAGCCAACGGGGACGTGTATGTCAACGTGTACACCGATGATTACCTCTACAAGTACCGGGAGTTGACATCCACGAACGCGCCAGCATCCGGCAACAACATGTTCGACCGGATCCAGCCGTCAACAAGCGCAACCACCGGCCTCACCGCCCGTGACATCCCCAACGAGCTGTGGCCGCTACCCAACCCGCTCGGCCGTGTCCCAGTCGTCGAGTTCACCAACAAGAACGGCTCCGAACTTCGCAACGTGATCCCCCAACAGGACGCGGTCAACTACCTGATCATCCTCGGGATGTTGTCGGGGGAACACGCCGGCAACCCCCAACGTGTCCTGTTCACCGCCGCGAAAGCCCCGATAGGTGGGTATTCAAACACGCCGGGACAGGTGTGGACTATCCCGCCGACAACCGACGCAGACGGCAAAATCCATGAAGGTAAAGCGTTCGAGTTCAAACCGGCCGACCTCAACCAGTTCCGCCAGTTCACAGAGATGATGCTGCAACACATGGCGTTGACATCAAAAACCCCGATGCGGATGTTTTTCCACAGTGATCGTGGCGGGCGTGGAGACGCGCCCTCCGGCGACTCTCTCCTGGTGTCCGATGATGCTCTGATGGAAAAGATCGAGGACCGGCAGAACCGTTGGGGAGACAATTGGGTTGAGGTCGCCACCCTCGTCGGGTTGGCTATCGACGTTTTCTCACCCGAAGGCGACATCCCGATCGGGGAGACACGCTGGCAGGATCCGCGCGCCCGATACAGGACAGCCCTGATCGAAGAGGCAACCAAGCTCGCAGAGATCGGAATCCCGTTGGAGTTCATCATCACACGGCTCGGACTGTCTGTTGATGAAGTCGACGCTCTCCGCGCTCTCCTCGCGACACGGAAAAAAGAGGAAGAGAAGATCCGGGTGGAAGCGTTGGATGTGGAGGCGTTGAATGAAACAGCGATAGCCCCCCCGCCATCCACTCCTGCCACCCCTGCCTCTCTTCCCTCCGCTACCTCTCCCGAATAGCGTCTACCTCCACTCCCTGATTGTTTACTGTCACAACCACCTTCACTATCCTCCGCGTCACAGCGCCATGAAACCCAGGAGGTAGCGGTGCATACAAACCCAAAGCCAACCCGACCCGATCTTCTCAAGCTGTGGACTCTCGTCTACGGCGCCGAAGAAGAGGGCGAGGGTGCGGGGGACAGTGAAGGTGCGGGCCAGGCGCCCCCACCAGCCGATCCCCCCAAGCCAGAGGACCAGGAGTCCGAAAGCGACGTGGAAGAGGAGAGCGACGACGAAACTGTCCCGATCTCCGAACTCCGCAAAATCCGACGCGAAGCTGCAAAGTGGCGTGTCGAAGCTTAAGAAGCCAAAGAGAAGCTCGACAAGAAAAACAGGGCAGAAATGTCTGAGATCGAGCGGGCCAAGGCAGAGCGCGAAGAAGCCAACGAGAGAGTATCCAGGCTCGAAAACGAGTTGATGCAGGAGAGGTTCGAGTCCGCTCTGATCTCCGAAGCGTCAACCCAACGGTTCAACGATCCGTCCGATGTCATTGCTTTGGTTTCCCAGGAGGAAATCAAGACAGGCGAAGATGGCAAACCGATCCCTACTTCTCTCAAAGCGGCTGTGGAGCGTGTAGCCAAAGCCAAACCATATCTGTTGTCGACCTCCAACGCCGGTTCTGGCGATGGGGGGTCGCGGGGATCTAAGCCCGAGACGGATAGGCTCAAAGAACACGAGCAAGCGATCCAATCCCGAGGCGGGATCAAGATCCCCACATAGATCACATAGATCACATAGATCACATAGATCACATAGGTCTGGGGTTTGAGGCCGTCGAGGGCGACAGAGAGGAAGAAAATGTCACGACCAAGTTCCATGCCCGAGGGCGGCAAGTTCCGCGCTCGTGCCGCGGCGGCCCTTGATGGCACCGCTGGCGCATGGGGTGATGGTGACCTTCTCTGCGTGGACATCGACGGCAATGGCGAGTTGATCGTCAACGCTGCTGTCGGCACCGCAAAGGGAATCATTTACACCCCGGAAGGCCGCAAAGACCCCAACGTAGCCAACTTCAAGAACGCCATCGGTGGCAAGGTTTACACGGTGCTCACGTTCGGAGAGATCCAGGAGATGGCGTCAGCCGCCTCCCCGGCTTTCTCTGCTGGTGACCCTGTGTACGCCGCAGCCGCAGGAGATGTCACGGCCGCTTCGGCTGCCGGCGCCGTCTACCTTGGACACATCGTCCCCGACGACACGGTTTCCGGAGGCACAGGATTGAAGCTCGTCCTGAACGTCAACGGCGCTCCGGTCGGCGCATGAGAGGAGAGAACATGGACACATTCAAGCGCCCGTCTCTCGCTCAGATCGCGGCCCTCAACGGATTCGGTGGAGCATCGGGTCTCAAAGGTTTCGCGGGTCGAGAAGATGGTGGGTTCATCACCCGCAGCGACGCGACAAACGTGGTTTCTGGCTCAGATCGGACTGTTGATGGGCAACCCATCAACGAGATCTGGCAGAACCTCATCGAACGCAACGCTGTCTTCAACCAGCACGCCAACGCACTCATCAGCCTTCTCACGTTCCCCGTCGAACGGGCACAGGAGAAGGTGTCGGTGTATGACTCGGCTGCCTTCGAGGAAGCTTCAGAGTTCGGTCGTCCCGGCAAGGTCCGGATGCGACAGATCGCTCGTGGCTTCCCCCTCAAGCACTACGACCTGGGATACGGTTACACCCAGGAGTTCATCGACTCCGCCCGTGGCAACCAGATCACGGCTGTAGCGTCGAAGGTCGAGTCGGCCTGGTGGGCACAACAGATGGACATTGTTCTGTCTGCGCTGTTCACCGAAGCCAACGCGACCGACGAGGACGGCATCAGCGTCAAGCGCCTCTACAACGGTGACGGCGAACAGCCGCCCACGTATCGGCGCTGGGATCATCTGACCACCCACACGCACTACCTGTTTTCAGCGGGTGTCGCGTTGGTGCAGTCAGATGTGACCTCGCTCGAAGAGCATCTCGTCCACCACGGCTACGGCGAAAACGGGGAAACCCTCGTGTTGCATGTCCACCGTGACGACCTGGTGACCATCCGTGGATTCGCCGGATTCGTGCCGGCCACCCTGGCGACCGTTCCGACGCTCGTCAACGGCACAGTCGTTGGAGTCCAGAGGTCGGCCCCCCAGGGTCTGGCCCCCGAAGGCTACATCGGTGAGTTCGTGATCGTCCAGAACAACGAGATCCCATCCGGGTATCTCCTCGCCTACGCAACAGGCGGAACGTTCGCAGACGAGAACGTGGTTGGTTTGCGCCAACACGAGAACCCGTCAATCCGTGGGCTTCGGCTCGTGGAAGGACCCAACGGTCGGTACCCACTGATCGACGCGGTCTACGACGGCTACCTCGGAGCCGGTATCCGCCATCGCGGTGCCGCAGCCATCATGTATATCGACACTGGTGCCGGTGCCGCCTACGTCGCACCGACGCTCTGATAGACAATCGGAGCTAGAGAGAGGAGAGGGTGGTTTCTAATGGCCCCCTCTCCTCTCCTGATTTCAGGGAGAAGAAACGATGAGTGACAAGGAAGCAGAGGAAGCAGCAGAAGCGGAAGCAGCAGAAGCGGATGCAGCATCCAAGGAAGCAGCATCCAAGGAAGCAGCATCCAAACCCGAATCCGCAATCGACAAAGAACTCGAATCCCGGATGAGAGGCATGGTGCGCCACTGGTCGATCCACGGTGACCCAGTGAAAGCCAACCGCCTCCGTACCCATCTCGCGGCAGGGACCAAGCCCGAGCCGTACCTCCTGTCTGACGGGCCGCTCAAACCCGAAAAGAACGTGGATTTGGAAACGATCGATGTTCCTCCACGCAACGGCAAAGGATCCACCAAAGAGGCATGGCAGGAGTTCGCGCTGGAAGTCGCAGAAGTCGAAGAAGAAGTAGTCAAGCGGATGTCGCGCGACGACATCATCAAAATGCTTGAAGTGAAAGGCATCATCGAGGTAGACGACGAAGAGTGAAAGCTGGGAGGGTGTGGGAGAGGGGAGAGGGCAGAGCATAGGAATCCCTCTCCCCTCTCCCTATTCTCAATACCAGTGTCCATAGACCGCGCACCCACACGAGGAGATATCCAATGAGCGCCAGGATCGGCACCAAATACAAGTTCCGCCACTACCGGCCCGGCGAGGATGGCATCAGCCGTCTGCTCTGGGCCTCCGATGGACCCGAAGGTTCGATCTACGCTCGCAAGGGTGAAGAGATCGTCAAAGGATCCCGCATGGATCTCGAAGTCACACAAGATCAACTCTGGTCGCCTAACGCTCTCATGGATGAGGGCGAAGACGACATGCTTGACGTCTATTTCGGGGCGCAGGCGGTACGGGCCAACACCTATTTCCGTCTTTTCGCTGACGGGGCGATCGCAGAAACCGACACGCTTGCTCTCCTCACCAACGAGGTCACCGGCACCGGCTACGCGGGTATCGCTGTAGCCCGAGGCACCGACTGGACCGGCCCTACCCTCGACACGGGAGATATGCAGGTTGATTCGGTCACCAAAAGCTTCACCGCTGGGGGTGCGTGGACAGCCGCAGATGAGCTTGTGTTGGCGACCGTCGTATCAGGTACAGCCGGGTTGGCTCTGGCATGGGTGGCGCTCTCGGCTACAAGAACCCTCACCAACGGCGACCAGTTGGATGTGAGTTTGAACGTGAAGCTTGCCTGACCTGATGGGCACCCGAAACGTATAGGAACGAGCATGAACGAGCATAAACGAGCATAAACCAATGAAAGGAATATGTCATGGCTGCTGCCACTGATTATCTCGAAGCCAAAGTTGTTGACCATGTGCTCGGCACTGGGGCGTTCACGATGCCAACCGACGTCTACATCAAACTGCATATCGGTGTTCCCGGCGAGGACGCCACAGGTAACGCTGCCGCGGAGACCACCCGTAAGATCGCCACCTGGGATGCGGCATCGGTGGGAACCGGTACGGCTGCACTGTCCGCCACAGTGACCTGGACTTCGGTCGCCGCCTCGGAAACGTACTCCCACTTCTCTCTGTGGGATGCCGCGACCGTCGGTAACGCGTTGATCGTCGGTGCGTTGGATTCCGCTGTGGCTGTGACCGCTGGCGGAACGTTCAACCTGACCGCTCTGCCAGTCACTGTCGCCTGATGGCGGCTTTCGGGTGGTAGCGGCTGTCCGGGTCGCTGCCACCCTTGGGTGAAGCCCGAAAAGGGGGAAGGGGGTAGCTGATGGCGACAGTCGTCCAGGGCAAAGCCAGAACATCTACGGGCACGTTCACGGTTCTCACCGAAAACTTCACTACGACCCCCACCTCGGGGAATCTTCTCGTCATGTTCTATGGGGCGAGAGACGACGACAGCAGTGGCGTTCCGACGTTCACTGTCGACGCGGGGTTCACGAAGGTGGCGGAAGCGTCACCAATGGAATACCACACGTGCGGAATCGCATGGAGGGTTGCGGACGGCACCGAAACCGGCAACTTTGGGATAACTACCGGCGAAACCGCCCAGTCGGGTTGGGTCGGGCTGGTCGAGTTCAACGAAACTGGCGTCTCGGACTGGCAGCTAGACAAGCAGAGCGACGACGGTGCAGGTGCAACCAACGTCGCCTCTATCGCCACCGGAACGACTGGGACTCTCGGGTCTGCGACGGGTGTCGCCGCTATCGCCGGAACCTCCCGCACCGCATCTGAGGGTCTGACAACCGATACGGGAACGTCACTTAGTGGGACTGACGTTGACTTCGAGGTTGATGCCGAACAGGCCAACTACATTGCCGCCTGGCTGTCGCTCGCCGCCACCACCGCACTCGACGCCACCATCTCCGAGTCGTCGGGTAACTCTCGGATGGGTGCGGTTATCGCCACCTTCATCGAGGCGGTCGCCGCAGGCTCAAACGGCACCGCTTCCGCGTCCCTCGTCATCTCAGCATCCGGTGCAGGTAACTATCAGCCTGCCGTGTTCAACGGCACGGGATCTGCCGCTCTGACCTTCTCCGCATCCGGTGTTGGTGACTACGCGCCCGCAGGCTCCACCACATCCCTCTACCCCACCGGCGACGGGACACTCACTACGCTGGTCGACGAAGCCGACGTGACGACGGGTCTGTTCGATTCGATAGATGACGACCCAGCGACACCCACCGATACCGACTGGGTGAACAACTCGTCGGCTACTGGCACCGGCTTCTTCGATGTGACCAACCTGCCCGCCGACTTCGCCACGATGGACTCAGCCGAGGTCGTGGTCAGATATCGGGGGCAGAACTTCGGGACCGGGACCGTCACCCTCTATGCCCAACTGTTCCAGTCTGATGAAACCAC